CCGTTGGTGCCGCCGGCCACATCGCCGATGCCGGAGGTCTTCAGGATGCCGGTCGGCTGGTTCGAGGAACCGCTGCCGTTGATGGCCGCGAGATCGATCGCCAGTGCCAGAACCTTGGCCAGGTCGTTGCGAACAAACGCCTCGATGTCCAAGCTGGATTGCAGCAGCAACTTGCGGCTGATATCAGTGAAGGCACCGACGGTCTTCGGCGACATCGCCACCTGGTCGAACGCTTGCGCGCTCTCGGTCGGTGCACCGGATTCTGCGACCCAGTACGCCGTAGCCCCGCCAGTCTGGCGCGGGATGGCGATATTGCCCGTCAGGCCGGTCAGAACCTGAGCGCCCATGCGGCGCACCATCATGCGGTTGCGCAGCAGATCGATGAAGTTTGCGGCCAGCAGATTTGTGGCGACGGTATGGCCCCCTGCGGTAGCGGTGCCGACCGTCAGATCGCGCTTCTGCACGTCAGCCGGCACGAAAAAGCCCTGAGCTGCGCGCCCCATCTTCTGGGCGACAGCATCCGAGACTTCGCGCTCGAAGCCGGCCTGTTCCTGGGCCTTGCGGTCTCCAGGGTTCGCCAGCGCATTGATGGCGCGCAGGAACGAGAAGCGCTTGGTTTCTTTTTCGGTCATGCCGATGTCGGCAGTGTCGAGCGGCTTGTTGGCCATGCGCTCCATCACTGCGGACTTGAACTCTTCCACGCTCTTGCCGGATGCCGCGTATTCGGCGGCCAGCTCCGGGCACTTGTATTGCTTGCCGATGGCAAGGATGTCGTTGACGCGCTTCTGCACGCCTTCGGCGCCGCGCTTTTCGATCTCAGCGACGTTGATTTCGTTGTCCATAATGCGGATCTCCTTGGGTTCGTGAATTTCGATAACGGGGTTATGCTCGGTCTGGTTATCCGCGCTACGCCCAACGCCGACGGATGCGTCGGCTGGGACGGCCACCATGGAAACCTCGAACGGCTCCCAATCAGTGACGCGGTAGGTGTCGTTTTCGTCGCTGGACTCGACTAGCGTTGCCTTGTGGATCATGTAGCCGACCGAGACATTGCGGCGGATGCCATCCTTCACGTCTTGCCACACCTCATCCGCGCGCGCACTTTTACCGAAGCGCACCACAGCGCGACCTACCCGGTCTGCACCGATCTGCACGGACTCGATGACGCCGACGTGGTCGCGGGCATCGTGATCCATCAACAGCGGCCCGCCTGTGGTCAGGCGGCCGAGGCGGATGGAGTTCTGCGAGTGGTCGAGGATTTCAATACCCCACCACCGCTCATAAGGCGATTCGCTGGAAAACGCCAACTCAACGGTACGCGCTTCCTCATCGATCGCTGCGCGCTCAACCGCGAAGCTACGGTGCAGCGTGCTGCCAGGCTTCAGAGTTTTCATGTGGGGCTCCTTCATGTGTCGTATGAAAACAAAGGGAGCGTCAACCGGTTAAGGCAAATCGGTTGACGGCTCAGCCTCAGCCTTCTGATTGCTCACTTCGTAATCGATCAGCCCGATGTCCGCCGTCGCTTCCTCGAAGCGGCGCAGATCCGCCAGCACGTCATCGACATCGACACCCATCTGCGCGGCCAGCATCTGCGGCGACATGGCGCCGGACTTGATCGCCAAGCGGGCGGATTCGATATCAGCTCGCGGATCGACCCATGCCCAGCGGCGGCCCTGCCACGTGTGGGCGCGGAACTTGTCGAGACGCGACGCCGGCAGCGCGGAGCCGTTTGGCAGCACGATGGCGCCGTTCAAAAGCGCCATCTCCAGCCAAGCGTTGAAGACGGGAATAAGGAAACACTGGATGAACCAGCGCTGTATCGTCATCCATTGGTCACGCTCTTCGAGGGTGCCGGAGCGGATGCTGGAGAAACTGACGCCTTCCAAGTCGTTGCCCATGGCGTTGTAGGAGACGTTGAACCCGGTGGAGATACGGCGCAGAAAATACTTGTTGAAGTCGGCCAGGATCGCGTCCGGGTACTTGCTGTCGTAGGGTTTGAAGTCGTAACCCTCGGGCAGCGTGTCGTACATGCCCGGCACGCTGACCGTGATCGGGTCGCCGTCACCATCGCTGGCGCCGATGGTCGGCGCTTCACCGTTGGGGCTCACGAAAAAACCGAGTGTGTCGGCACCCTTGCGGGCGGCGAGCAAGGCCGACTCTTCGAAGCGGCCAAGGTGATGTAGCGACAGGATGGCGGAACTCATCCATGGAATGCCGCGCATCTGCTCCGCGTGCTCAGTGATAAACCCGTGGATGATTTCTTCTGCCGGCACGCGCTCGCGGCTGCGCTGGCCATTCTCGGCCGGGTGGGAGGTGAAGATATGGAAAGCCACCGGGCGGCGATAGGTATCGACCTCGACGCCCATGATGACGGCGTTGCGTCCTGTACCAGGGTTTTGGTTGAAGCTGGTATCGATCCGATCCACGTCGATGAGCTGAAGCGCGAAGCCATAGCGGTTGCGCGCGGCAGCGCCGCGCACCATCCGCACCAGGAACTCACCGTCCGATGGCATGCTGCCCACGACGGCATCGCACAGATCATTGAAACTCATGCGGCCGCTGATTTCGGCGATGCCCAGCCGCGCCCAATCGAAGAATCCATTCTCGATCGCGTCGCTGGCGAGCTTGTCCGGGCTGTCCGGGCCATTCATCACCCGCGACTGCAACATGAAACCTTGCGGGCCGACAATGTTGACCGTGGCCATTTTCTTGAACTTGTGCCCGAACTCGTTGTTCTTGACGAGATCACGGCCGCGCGCGCGCAACCGGTCCAGGTCGGACCGCAGTTCGCGGTTGATGCTGTTGGCGCCGATCAGCCAATCGGCCGTGAGGCGGTCCACGCGCGCCGCATTGAAACCGCGGCGTTGCACTTGCGCTTGCTGTGCCTTTTGGGCGCTCGGCGACTTGGTCGCCATCCATTCCTGCAGTACCCTCGAACCTTTGTGCTCGACGAGCTCGACGTTGTAGCAGGCTTTTTCAGCATTGATAGCCTCAGCCACGTTCAAACCTCACGAGGACTTTGTTGCGCGGGTTTTTTCCTTGGGCCAGGCGCTCGGCGGCTTCCTCACGTGCAACTTCCGCCTGGATCTTGCTGCGGAAGGTCAGGAAGTCGCCGGGCGAATTGAAACGCATGCGGCGTCCGCGGATCTCGTACTCCTGGGTATAGGCCTTGCTGCCGTATACCTCCAGCGCAGCATCAAGCGCATCCAGGCATTTGCGGGCACTACTGCGGGTATCGAAGCCGCCTGATTGGGCAGCCAGATTGGGATCGATGCGGATCTTGCCCTTGTCGACGGTGAAACGCTGGGTATCCACGCCGTCCACATAGGCCTGGTAATCGTAATCGCCGGCCGCCCAACCGGAGGAGGTTGCGGCCATGACGTTGACCAGATGCGCGTCACCATCCGCCGAGGCATTGATGTCGACCTTGCCAGCGGAATTGATGAGGCGGTAATGCAGTACCCACCCGGCCGATGCCGGGTAGTCCGCAAGTGAAATCTTCCACTGGACAGTATCGCCAGCGGTGATTCTGGACGGAATGGAGGTGGGTATGGTTTGAGCCATAACGCTAGGCTATGGCTCATGTTGTCAACTCAATAAGGCAAAACGGTTGACCGAGTTTGGATGCTCAGCCCTTGATGATCTTCCAGACGCGCTGCCGGCTCAGGTTGTAGCGGCGAGCAAGCAATGGCACACGCTCGCCGTCCTTGAAAGCGCGGATGATGGCGCGGTTGCGCTCGGAAATGACCTTGTCGACCTCGTATTTGACGCCGATGTAGGGGCGCTCGCCGGCCCAGTCCTGCCGAATCTCCATAACGACGCGCTCGATCTTGGGATCATTGAACCCGATGGCGACCAGCCGTTGCCGCAAATCCTCCAGAATATCGCTCATCTATTTCCCTTTTATGCCCTGACCACACTACGCCGCGCGCGACGGCGGCCAGGCGCGGTGTTCTGAATTGTTGTTGTTTCTTGTTGCGGTGCCGGTGACGGCGCTGCGAACAGGTCGCGCACGGGGGGCTGTACCTTGGCCTCCAGCTCGTCCCAGAACTTGGCCGGCTTCTTGCCAAGCTCGAAATAGGTTTCCAGCCAGACGGTGTACACGGCGCAATCCAGCTTCTCCACACGCTTGCGGATAGGTGTCCACACCGTTTCATCGCCACGGGAAGTGCGCCGGCCGGTGCGAGCCTCGCCGGTGAACTGTTTGAACCACTCGTCAGACAGCTCGCGACTGAAATGCACGTAGCCAGGACCTGGCTTCTCGATTTGCAGGCGGCCGTGGATCAGGTCCTTGGCGTGATTGGTGCCCACCCACCACAGCACCAGGCCGTTCTTGCGCAAGCGACCGCGCCAATCGATATCGACCTTGCTGGCGCCGTCGCGGATATGCTTTTCACGACCGCTGCGGCCGGCGATGGCAAATACCTTCCGCTTGGCATGCTTGGCACAGAAGTTATAGACGGCGTGCGTGTTGTGGCCGCGGGTATCGATCGCGGTGCCGGAGATTTTCAGGCGCTGGCCGCTCTCGTGCTCGAACTCCATTTCGAACAGGAATTCTTCCAGCTCCTGCCAGACCTCGTCTTCGTCCGGATTGCCAAAAAATACGCGGTCGGCAACCAGCCACATTTGGCAACCGCGGCCATAACCCCAGACATTCACCTCCAGCCGGTTGGGCTGCACGTCCACCCCGCACAGCAACAACAGCACGCCCATCAGGCAGAATTCCAGTGGGTACGGTTCAGCACGCGCCTGCAGCTCGTTCTCGTCGGCTTTTTCGTAGTCTTCCGCCCAGTATTCGCCGAGGGTGGTGTTGGTGAAAGTTTGCAGCTTTTCCTTCTTGCCTTCTTGGGCTTCCAGGTTGGCGGCCAGGAACTCGCGCACGATGTTGGGCCAGCCGACGTTCGGGCTGTAGGCGCTCCACACGCCAACGAAGGCTATATGCTCAGGCGTCGGCACCTCTTCGCCAGCGAGCGTTCGAAATGCGCCATCCATGCACAGCACGATCCCGTCATCGCTTTGATATCGGCACCGGCCAGATTCGGCCATCTCAAGGTATTGCGCCTGGGTAATTAGCGTGCCGCAGTGCGGGCACAAGTGGCGAACGGTGTCTGGATCACTGTCCGTCCACTTGAACCCGTGCGACTCGCCCTTGCCGCCAAAGGTGAGTTGATGATATTCGCCACAATCGGGGCAAGGGATGTAAGGCGCGAGCAGCATGTCCGCATCGCGCTCGCGCTTCTCGATGTTCGAAAACCCTTTGAGTTTTGGCGTGCTGGTAAAGAACATCTTTGGGAATGTCGCACCCTCAACACGTTTTGCAGCCAAACCGCCAGGATCGCCTTCTTTCTCAACGTTCGAATCTGCGGCGTCGAATTCATCGTAATAGCCGGTATCAGCGCTAATTCTGCGGTAGTTCTTAGCGGCCTTGCCCCCCTTGAGGTGCAGGTTCGAGCCAAGGAAACATTTCTGCTGCAGGGTGTTTTCCTTATCGCGCCGTTTGTAGGACGGGAAAACGCGCTCCATCACTTTCACGTCGCGCAGCATTGGGTCCAACTCGGTCTTTACGAACTCATCGCGGTCGTCGTCGGTCGGCTGCCACATGATCTGATTGCGGCGCTTGTGCTCGGCAAAGTAACCGATTGCGGCCAGGATGATTTTGGTCGCACCAACACGCGCCGGCTTGCGCCAGTCAATCTCGCGAATGTCGTCATTGCTGATGCAGATCATGATGGGAGACTGAATCCACCATGGTTTCCATCGCTGTTCAACGTAGGACGATTCGGCGGAAAGGTAGAAATTCTCGCGGGCCCACTGATCGAGGTTGAGGGGCTCCGGCACCCCGAACGTCTCCAGACCACGCTTGAGGTGATGATTCAGCGACTCCATGCCAAAACGGAGAATGTCGGAGAGATCCATCAGCCGATGCTCTCCTGCACGGCGGCATCGTCGACCGCATCACCACCGCTTGCCTCGTCATCATCGTTTAGCATCGCTAGCGACATGCCGGCGATCACATTGCGTGCCTCGGCAATCGTGCGGGTGATGATTTCGCCTTCCTTGGCTGTCAGAGTCGGGACGCGGCGGCGTAAAGTCGGCCATATCGCCTCCAACGGGCCGACGATTTTGGATGCAACCTTTGCCAGCACCTCCTCCATGAGAATGGTCGGCGCCAGCTCGCTGCGGGTAACGGCGTTCTGCATCTCGATGCGCTCGCGCTGGGCCTTTGCCAACGCGGCGCGCTCTGTCGCCAGGTCAAGATCGCCCTTGGTCGCGCGACCGGCGGCTTGCTCGCGCATGTGCGCGCTGTACGCCAGCAGCCATTCGCCCATCGTCTGGCCCTTGCTGATCACCCCAGCCGTTTTCATGTTCGAAACAGCCGCTTCACTTACGCCGATGATCTTGGCAAAGTCTCTCTGATTCGCTATTTTGTTAAGGTCAATCAACAACTTAACCCCCTTAGCGACGCTCTGAAACTAGAGACCGAACGGGGTCCGAATTACCCGTGTGGCTATGGCTCTGGAAGGACCCGACCTGCTTTTGACTGGGCTGGGCCGGGCGGCGTGATGGTTGCGGCTGCGAGCGTGCAGCGAGGTAGTTACTCCTGTCGGATTGAGCACGTGACAGCCAGTTGACCACGAATTTCTTGAGGATCTTTGGCATGCGCTTGGGATTGGCATCCAGCCACAGCTCGGCCTTGCCCAGCTCCTGCTCAAGGTCGATGCCTGAGTAGGTTTCCTTCCAGCGGTCATACAGCGCATCGGCGATCACGAACCGGCCATCGGTCAGCGTCACCTCCGAAACTGTCGACGCCGGTTTTTTCGGCGTGGTCTGCTCATCACCTACGCTAGTAGGTGATATTGGATAGTTCTCTGGATAGTTAGTGTGAACGACGTTCACTGCCTTAATGTCGCTACGTTCACTGCCTTGTGCATTGAGGTGGTGAACGTCGTTCACTGCCTCATCGTTAAGGTGGTGAACCACGTTCACTGCCTCAATGGGTAAATTAATGCGTTCTGGCCATGCAATCTTGTACTCATTGCGTGCCCACTTTCTACCTCGAAATCCATGCTTTTCCACCTCAATCCATCCGGCATCCTCCGACAGCTTCAGGTGCGTGATCACGGCGCGATTGGATAGCCCGGTTTCCTCGCACAACAGCTCGATGGACGGGTAGCAGCTCTCGCCCGCATCGTTCATGTGGCACGACAGCGTCAGCAGCACGTGCCTGGTGGTAGGCGGAAGGGATGACTTCAGGATCGCCTGGCGCCATGAGTAAAATTGCGTATTGCTGTTCATGCTGTTCATGCTGGTCATTCGTCGTTTCTGGGCGCGGAACTTCCGGCCCGGCGTGAGCGTGGTTGGTTTTCGATCTGCTGCGATGGAATCTGATAACCATGTGCCAGGTTATCGAAGCGCATCAGGTGCCCGATAAAGGCGGTGTGTACGGTGCCGATAGGCCCGTTGCGTTGCTTGCCGACGATGATCTCGGCGATGCCCCTGTCGGGGCTGTCCGGGTTGTAGACCTCGTCCCGGTAAATGAACAGGATCATGTCGGCATCCTGCTCGATGCCACCCGACCCGCGCAGGTCGCTCATCACCGGGCGCTTGTTGGGCCGCTGTTCCAGCCCGCGATTCAGCTGCGACAAAGCCATAACTGGCACATGCAACTCCTTCGCCAGCAGCTTCAGGCCGCGGGAAATCTTGGCCAGTGCAATCGCTTCGTTCTCGATCGCATCGTCGTGCGCCATGAGCTGCAGGTAATCGATGACGATCAGGTCGAGCCCGCCGCACTCGCGGTGCAATCGCCTGGCGCGGGCGCGCAGTTCTGTCACAGAGATATTGGATTCTTCGTCCAGATAAATGCAGCTGCTGCGGATTTTCTGCGCGGCTTCATAAATGCGATCGAACTCATTGTCGTAAAACCGCGCCACGCGCACCCGCTGGCTGGGCACTTGCGCCACACTGGAAAGCAATCTCATGCCAAGCTGGTCGTTGATCATTTCCAGGCTAAAAACCGCCACGTTCTTGCCCTGCGAAACGGCGACGTTCTCGGAAATATTCAACGCAAAGGAAGTCTTGCCCATGGACGGACGGCCCGCCACGATGACGAGTTCGCCGGGTTGCAGGCCCGAGGTCATCTTGTCCAGGTCGATCAGGCCCGAAGCCAGCCCGGTAATCTCGCTCTTGTGCGGATTCGACATCATCGTGTCGATATTCGTGAGCACGGAATTCATCACCTCGGCGGCGTGTTTGAGCGAACTACCCTGTTTTTGTGCCGATTCCGAAATATTCATCATGCGCGACTGCGCAAAGTCCAGCACATCCTTGGATGTTAGCTCGCCTCGCGCCATCACCTTTTCGGCAATTTCCCCGGCCGCGGCGCGTATCTGGCGCAACATGGAATACTCTCGGACGATTTCCGCGTAGCGCCCGATGTTCGCCGCGCTCGGCGTGTTCTGCGCGAGCTGCCCGATGTACATGATGCCGCCGGCATCCTCCAGCACCTTCTGCCGGTCAAGGAAGTCGGCGACCATCAGGATATCCGCGGGCTTCCCATCGTCCAGCAACCGGAAAATGGCGCGGAAAATCATGCGGTGGTCGCGCGACGAGAAATCGTTCTCACGCACCAGGTCTGCAACCCTGTCCCAAGCCTCGTTATCGATCAAGAGGCCACCCAGCACAGCCTGTTCGGCCTCCATATTGAACAGCGGCTTTTCCTGATCAATACTCATCACGCAGCCCCTCCGACTCAGGCAAAGGAAGGGTGCCCACAGCCATGCTAGACTTGAATTTCTCACGTTCAATTAACATGGAAGGGGCACCCTGTGAGCGAGCAACCTACTACCTTGGTTGGTATGTCCTGGTATCGCGCCGAAGACTACCCCGCCATCCAGCGCATCATGGAAGACAAGCACACCCTGTTCCGCACCTTCCATGAGTGGAGGATGGCTGCCGAAAACGGCGAGAAACAACTGACCCGCAAAGGCATAAAGGTCATTCGCGCCTATATCGATCCAAACACTTTCCCCGAGTGGTGCAGGAGCCGAGGCTACAATGTCAACGCCGAAGCAAGGAAGGCTTATGCCGTTTTCATTGCAGACCAGCATCGCGGAAACGTTCCACACTGACCTCCCAAGTCGTGGCACAGCCTGCTCTGCCTCCATGTTGAATAACGGTTTATCCTGGTCGCTCATTTCACGGCACTCCGGATAGCACGCTCCCACGCCTTGGAATACTCGATACCGAAGTGCTTGCGGATGGTGATCTCACCCACGTACTGGAAGTCGAAGATGGCCTGATACGTGGTCCATGGAATGAATATCAAGATCGGCTTGATGGCCGTGCCTTGCCGGAAGGTGAAGCGCTGCCAGATTCCTAGCGGCAGCTTGCCATCGCCAGGGCGACCGACGAAATACTGCACCTTTTGAGCATTGGCTTTCTTCGCCAGCCTATTGCTGCGGCGCTGCAGGCTGGCCGCACTCGCATTGAAGTTGAAACCGGCGGTCGCGTTGGTGCGGAAATAGCTGAGAATCTGCTGGATTTCGCCGCGGGACATATTGCCGAAACGGTCGATTTTCGCCGCCTTACCGGGTACGGCAACAAAGCCAGGAGGCAACGCCCCCACCGACTGCAACGCGCGCTCGAAGCGTTTCTGGCGACGTCCGCCACCAGCAATTTGCGGTATCAGGAAATTCGCCGGTGGCGTACCTTCCGACGCCCAATCCCGGATACCCACCACCGCGCGCAGGTTCTGCTTGGTGGCCGGCTCAATATATGTCGATTTGAGGGTGTAGGGAGTTGGGCGGTCGAACACGTCGCGCATCTCGGCAACTTCGGCCTTTTGCACTGCCTGCGCGGTTCTGGTCAAGGCCAGTGCCATAACGAAAGGGAACTGCCGCTCGATCGCCAGGGCATTGCGGCCCAGACGCTGGAAATCGTGCTTTATCGTAAACATGAGCAGATTTCCCGTGCTGGTATTTTCGGCATGCACTCGGCAGCCGGCGCACCACTGGCGCGCCCGAGATCATCGGACATGGTTCCATCCCCTTTAAGGTACTGCTACAACGATCAGGCGGACTTGCGTGCCTGCATGCGCTCAAGCACAGCCATGGCAGATGCCAAGGTTTTGCTCGATTGTTCTATTACTGCGGTCAGCCGATCCATTTCCTCGGCGCGTGTTGTCGGCCGGGCGTCGTATTCGCACTGATGGGCAAACCACTGGAAGCCGGCATGGAAGCCTATTTTTTTGGCCTCGCGAAAAATGAACATGACCTGGCTGTAGGAGAGTTTTTCGGGACGGTCGCTGTTGAGACACGCGAGTAGGTACGTTCGCGCATTGTCGATGCCCTTATCCGGCCACAACATCGGCCCTACCTTCTTGGCGCCACCAAGGGCTTGAACACAGGCCTCAAGCGCCTGCTCGGGAGACTCATAGAACGGCATCTCATTTTGCATTTACAAGCCCTTCCAAAAAATTTGGAAACTGTTGGAAAGCCAAATTGCGGGCAAAAAAATATGCTATCCGGTATGGACAGCATCGAAATAAAAGAGCGGCCGGAACCGGGGCTGGCAGCCCCGACCGCGAGGAGGACACGGCTACCCTTAGCGGCCGTTGCCTATGGAGACGTTTGGGAATCATTGATATGCCCTCATGTGACCGGGCAGCCCGTCGTTAGGGTGCGGATAAATATCTGGCCGCAATTCATGCGGGGTAAATACCCATCCGGTGAACTCGCTCACATCCAGCACACGCTCGGCCGGGACCGCATCCCATTTGGAAACAGCGGCCGGGCTGATATGCAAATGGGCGGCGATATCGACGACCTTGTAGTCAACCTTCAATTTATCGATGGCATTCATGCCCATCATTTTAACTGTAGGTTTATATGAGTTGTCAACCCCCAGTTAATTCACATCCGTACAGATAAGAAGGACAATTAAACGTATGGTTAAACATGACTTGGAAGTAGCCGCCAGGCTTGAAGCGCTGCGCCTCAAAAAAGACCTTTCCTATGCAGAGCTTGGCGAACTGGCGGGAAAATCACCCACGGCAGCGTTCAAATGGTGCACGATAGGGCGCATCGAAGAAGACAACTTGCTGATACTCTGCGAGAAGCTGAATGTCTCACCTGCAGAAATCCGCTATGGACTCGTCGATAAGTCACAACTGACTTACGACATGCAGAAAGTCGTCGAGAAGATGTCCGTGATGGAACCATCGGAACAGCACAAGGTGCGCAAGATGGTAGAGGTCCTGGCCGACCCGAATGCCAGCAATGACGTTGAAGAGCCTAACGGCGACCACGGCAGCGGCGAACGACGGGCATAGTGTCAAGATCCTGCAACTACAAATCCAGCTTGAGCTGGAGTTCGACTGAAAGGGTAAAGTCATGGCAGAACAAAAAAGAACCATCTGCGCACGCTGTGAGACGCTGACCAAGCCAGAGAAATTCGTGCCTGGTAGTTTCCTTGTCGAAATAGCCTTATGGATATGCCTACTACTGCCCGGCATCCTCTACAGCTTGTGGCGCTTCACTAACAAGCGCATGATCTGTACGGCATGTGGAAGCGATGAACTGATTCCTTTGTCGTCGCCAAAAGGGAAACGAATCATCGCGCAACAACAGCAAGAACGACAGCATGCAAGCATTCATGACAAGTCAGCCGAGGACCCTGATGTAGCTCGGATTCAGGGGCTGACGCAACAGCACGCGGAGGCATGACATTCAACCGCAAAATTTACGCAGCTTCTGCCGTTTTCGAAAACGGTTAGTTCAAAACCCCACCGCATAAAAAATCAGGATTTCGTCCATATCATATACCTCCCAACCCGACGTTCTAATGCCCACTGAGGGCAAGCCCTCCTGAATGCCTCGCGCATCC